AACATCCTTGTGGAATTTAGCAAACCATTTAGCACCAATGCCAGGTTTGAGAGACATACGATTAAACTCAGGCCGACGAGAGATAACCTCGCCAGTATCAGTATTAATACCAGTATAGGAGCGAAGCTCAGGGCCATCTAATTTTTTCATAATATAGCGCGCAACATAAGCCGCAGATTGAAAAGTCAGAGAGCCGATAGAGGAATAGCCATAAGGCCAAAGTCGTTCAAGCACAGCAGAACGATAGAGAGAATTACCAGTAGGAGAATTGCGTAACAATACCAAATCCCTAAAAGTAAAATTAAATAAACAGGCATGAAAATGAGGCCGACCATTGTCCGACCCATATTCGCCAGCCATGTAGAAGCGTATCCGCTCATTAGGAAATTCCTTTCGGAGATATTTCATAAACCGCTGGAACGCAGAATAATGCAGCCCGCCATCAGAAGGCAGATTAGCATCATCGTAAGTAAGCGTAATAAAACAGTTGTTTTCATATAAAGACGCCTCATGCATACAGCGCATGGCCCATTGTCTAGACTTCTCAAGACGACAGCCATGGCATTTACCACATGGAAGTTGAACAGCCCAACGCTTCGCATCAGACTTCAACACTAAAACCTTACGTTTCAACCCAGCAGCAGAATTACCGTAAATATAATCAGCTTTTAACGGGTGAAAACAAGGCACTACAGACGGAAGCCGCCGCGCGCGAGGCCCGGACGGACATTCACAGCTTTAGTACGAGAAGCAGAACGAGAAAACTTGCGAGAAGATTTCCGTTTATTAACTGAATGCCTACGCATAATAAAGTCCTTTCAAAAAGAGACACAAAAAGGTGAATTAAAAATGTCACCTAGCACATTTACATCAAGTAGAGGAATGTGCATTTCTGCTTAAAATTTAAGCAGGAGTAGGAGCCAAAGAATCAGGCTCAGAAGTAGGGTCTTTAGATAAGACCAATCCGAGGCTAACAGCCTCGTCATAATTGTCAGGAGACCTGACAAAATCAAGGAACAGTCCAGGGTCGTTATCAAAACGAGCGCGGACAGGAGCCGGCATCTCAAGAAAAGCGGCATTAGAATCCTCCAGGTATTGCATAGCCTGGTGAAAGTCATTAGGAATATCGCTGTAATCAGCGTATTCGGGAACGTCAACGCCATAAGGCAGTTTACGAGTTAATCCGAATTGTTTAACGATAAAGTTAATATCGGATGACTCACGGTCCGCTTGGACCGTCAAGGAGGGGTCTAGGAACGTCATAGACGAACGTTTAGACCAACCCTTAGGTAAGGTATAGGGAGTAACAAATTGCGGAGCTTGTAGCTCGATTGTGGAGGTTTTCATGGTTTATAGCCCTTAGAAGTACGACGTTTAGAATCACCATCAAACCACATGCGAACCTTGCCGGCAGTTTCGCCAGCAGATTTAGCAGCAGACGTGGCAAAGTTTGCAGCATCAGGAACACGGATAGCCTCAGCGATATCACCCACAGCAGTTTTAGAGCGTGTTTCCTGGGTAATATTACCAGTCTCAGCATGAATCTTAAAGTATTCTGCGAGAGTTTTCGCAGATTCCAAATCAAGTTTGGGATTTTCATGCAGCATTATTTTGAGACGTTGCTCAATAGTTAAATCGGTTTCAGCTTGAAGTTTCTGCCAAGTTTGCCTGGCATTAGCAACCTCAGCAACCGTTAAATCATTTTGATTAGCGAGACGCACAATCTCAGCATAATTACGAGATGAGGCAGATTCAGCTTGACCAGTTTGAGCAGTAATATAAGGCAGTTCAGCTTGAGCCTTAGTAGCTTGAGCAGAGGCAAGTTGAGTTTCTGCCATAGTTTTAATTAAAGACATGATAGTCATGCCAGTATCACGACCAATAGCGGCCCCTTGCTGCGCAGAATGGGCCTTAGCAACACCAGAATTATAGACTTGAGGCATGGCCCCAGAGGGGGCCGAGGCCCCCTCTTGATTTAAGCCGGCCAACATAGGGTTTAGCCCGGCAGCCTTTAAGTCGGCAACGCGACGTTGCATTTGCGTATTAGACATACGCTCCTGAAAATCCATTTGACGTTGAGCAGCGCGTCTAGCTTGTCTAGCAGCTCGTTTATCAGAGCCGCCACCAAACAGGCCACCAAGGACAGAACCAATAAGACCGCCAGCTGGACCAGCAGCATAAGAACCAATCGCGCCAGCGATATTAGAAAAGGCGGAAGAACCACTAGAAGAAGTAGGAACAGTCTCGCCAGTCATATCACCGCCAACAGATGACCAAGGGTCATAACCAGTTAAATCAATAGCCATGATTTACCCCTAAAAATGGTCAATTAAGCCAGGTACAGAGTACATAGGCATTGGGCGAACAGTCCGGATATTCATAAAGACATCCAATAGGAACTGCTGCCCTGCGGCAGCAGCACCCACCGCAGTAATACGTTCAACAGGTGGGGTTTCCTCTATAAACGTACTATTCAGGGTAGGTAAAGTAGCAAACTCTTGAGCCAAATGCCAAATATCCAAAGGCAATGGCGCAGTAGATTTGAAAAGGCCAGTAATCATTGAAGGAAAATAACGATATTCAGCCCAACGTTCCTGATAGCCAAAGACAGAGTTATCCATCGGGTCAGCATCGCCTTGACAGTAAATTTCCTTATTAAGAACAGCTTGCTCTCCGAGCATAGCGAACTCAGGCCAATAAAAATCATAACGAGTGGAACGGGACCACATCTTGCGGAGACCTTGCTGATAAGTTAAATCAGCACGAACAGAAACCATGCCAATAATATAGCCATGCTCAACAGATGAATAAGAGAATCCATGACCTTTAGCGAGCAGAGTACCCATAGCAGCCAAATGACCTTGAGGAGTAGGAGTATAACCATTCACACCGGCAGTGCCGGAAGTTTGAGCAATAGGATTAATACTTATCGGAGTAGAGCCACCTCCCAAATATTCAGGACGTTGCAGACGAGCATCAGGAGAACGAACACCGAAGTGAGAAGTAACCAGCTCCGTGTAACGAGTACCACCGCGCGCATCACGCTCCAAAAGCTTTTGAATCTGAAATGATTGACGCAACTGATTAACCGTTGCCGCAGAAGCTTGAGACAAATCTGCATACAAATCACCATTACCAACACCACCACCAGTAAAAGTAATCGCGGCACCAAGGGCAGAAGCTATAAGAGAATGTTGGGCCGTAGTGTTAGTACCTACAAGAACCTGCTGCCCTGCAGCCTGATTGGTACGGACAGGTGCCGAAGTACCTAAAGGAAGTGTTACAGCAGCGCCCTTTTGGGCAAAAGGTAAGCAGCCAGTAAAGTAATCCTTACGTTTACCACGTTTCAAGAGCTTGTAATCAGTATAAACGTCAGGGCCATCATCCTTATCAACAACAACAGAATCCTGGAGATTTTCATCTCTGAACCAGGCGTTCCAGATTAAGTTATAGGCACGTAAAGGAAGCGTATTAGTAGAGATAGTATAGGCAGGATTTAACTGGCCAACAGAGGGCAAGCCCATATAATCTTGTAAAGACAAATTAGCATAACCACCAGCAGGAGAAACCACTTGTGGAATGATATACGAGATGGAATCGCCAGGATTATCCTGCTCCCCCATCATTTTAACAAAGTTAGTCCAAACGAGACGGTTTGGAACAAAGAAGAAAAAGCTATCCAGATATAGATTATCCATAATCGGAACAATTGGAGTAGCCAGGCGACCGAACATAGTCGCCTTAAAATTAAATGTATCACCAGGTAAAACTTCGTCTACATAGATAGGATAGAGAAAGCCCGCATCAAGAGTGGTCTTATATGTGGACTGCCTATTAAACGCAGACCGAGGAACATCAAATTTAGGAATCATAGCCATGCTATGAGTAGAAACGGATTTATTGCGGAACATATAAACCTTTCAAGAAAAAGCCGCCCGAAGGCGGCATTAAGTTAGCGAACTAAAGCAGATACTTCAACAACCAGGTCCGGCAGATCTGCAATGATAGCCCCATTTTGATCATCAAACTGGGCAATACGATAAAGAGCGAAATCCTCAGGCCATTTAGCCAATTGAGTATCAGGATTAGCCACCTGGTCAGCAATAGCACGCTCGGCAGCTCCCGGAGTTGGAGCAGGGAATAACGGAGAAAAGATTAAGCTTTTCTTATCAAAGATTGAGTACAAAGTAACATTCATATAAAACCCCTTTTAAGTTGAGAAACAGCAGCTTTTGAGACAATTTCCTTAACACGTAGCCGCTCAGACGTATTATCAAGTACCAGCTTTTCAGCAGCAATCATACGACGCTCTTTTATTAAAGACAATAGAACAGCATCAGAATTTTCTAGAAGCTTGTCGTAATAGCGTGGAACACGAACAGGAGAACCATCCACAATCACACGGTCATGTGGGAAAACATCCTTGTGGAATTTAGCAAACCATTTAGCACCAATGCCAGGTTTGAGAGACATACGATTAAACTCAGGCCGACGAGAGATAACCTCGCCAGTATCAGTATTAATACCAGTATAGGAGCG